TTATGAACCTCCGAGATCAGTTGCCTGACCCGCACATATGCAAACCCGTTTTCCACTCAAGAACTAACCGGTCTTGAGGACGGGGCTGCTCCCTAGGTCTCCTGTACCATCAGGATTATCAAAATGGACGAATCCCAATATGGATTCTCTTCATGTCGGTCCCAACACCGGCTTCACCTCGACCTTCGTAAGAAGGTGTGTGGCTTCACACGGTTCTGAGTAAAGAACCTTCGCGAGACTGTGCTCTGGAAGTGTACGGAGTACTGTTCTGTCTTAGGTTGGGCGCGAGTTCACTCAGGTTAGAAGAGAGTAACAAATCACCAGAAGGGCTTCACCGAAGGACTTGCCAATTTTGGTAACGAAATCGGGAAGACTCTCCTCAGAGAGTATTCACAACCTGGTCACCATCACTGGGATCTTCCGGTGAAGGAGCGACAAGTGGTCTGAGATCATATAAACAAAGTAATATTTCAACTATGCTTATAATCACTCGGAACCTCCATGCGACATCATCTCTTGCAAGAGAGGTGTTCGTAATCAACGGTGTCGAAATGACAAGAGAGCAGGTCTTAGAGACCAGACCGATCGAAAGATCTGTCGCGCACTGGTTAGTATTGGTTGATTGGGACTTGTGGGAAACCAAACCATTCGTGGTTGTGGATCCTTACAACCCCAATTCACTCCTTTATCTAACACAGGCTGATTACCTATCACTAGGCAAAATCTGCGCCTCTAACGACTTAACGTTCCTCGTTGTAGCTTCACCAGTTACTAAACGTCCAGTCCCTGTAGATCCATCTTCTTCTCAAAATTCCCCCCTTCCGGTGGGATTTGAGTCGAGGTGGACCCGAGCCTCAAGAGCTAGTTGGAAAGCCTTTCTTGATCTTCGAAAGAAGATCTTGACAGGTGTTCCTTTAGTTAAAGACTCTACCATGGTTTCTGAGCGTCCCGAAACGGTCGCAAAGACTGTGTACTTGTGGGTGCGTGAGCTCCTACATTACATAGAAGTGAAGAATTCTGGAAGATTTCCTGAATTACTCCAACCATTGGTTAAGCACCTTCGTACGGTCCTCAAACACAACGGACAGATGAGCGCAGTGAAACACCTCAAGGTGTCTCTCTTTGTTCTCTATTCGTTTGTGGCTGGGAATCCCGTCGAAAGTACGCATCCCTTAGGTTATCCTATACGATTGCGGAACGGGTTACCAGCAGTTTGGAGTAAGGAACTGCGAGATATGATTAGATCTGGAAATCTCCCCGTAATACGGGTGATGGCCAGTCTACTCAACCTATATCGGGCCTGGGATGCTAAGCATCCTGAGTTTGACGTAGGTAGTATCATCGCTGCCCCGAAACCTATTGCTGATGACCCTGTCTTCCTTGAGTACCAGAAGTTTTGTAAGGATGTTTTCCCAACAATTCTCTCTGGTATCTCAGGGAAAGACAAGTTCCGTTTCTCGTACAAGACTGCCTTCGGGCTTCTACTTCGGACGGCTGCCCCTAACTTTTCAGGTCCAAGTTCGGCTGCTACTGTATTAGATGCCCAAGCATGGCGAAACGCTCCTCGGAATTATCCGTTGGAGTGGTTCGATATGCATAAGGACGTTCTAATGTCAGGAAATCTGGATGCTCAGTCAATCGAGCACCAGTGGCTTCCGGATGGTCTGCCGGGTGATACTGGAGATTCCGAATCTCCTTATAAAACCTGTCTTTCCATTGGGAAGATCCTGATGGCAGTACGGCCGAGCCTGGCCTATCAAGCTAATGGCGGGCCGATCCTCGGTAGATTGCATACAATCGACGAGCCGGCGGGGAAGGTTCGTGTTGTCGCGATCTGCGATTACTGGACCCAGGCTGCGCTGAAACCGGTTCATGACTACCTCTTCGAAATCTTACGCTGCATCCCTCAGGACGCAACGTTTGATCAAGATGGGATAGTACAGTCATACTACAAGAAAGGGCTCAGCCCTCACTGGTCGTTTGACCTTAAATCGGCAACAGATCTAATCCCTCTTACTCTTTACAAAGAGCTTCTCAAGCACTTCCTCGTCTCAGACGGGGAAGAGCCGGAGATGGGAGAGAAAAGAACGCAGCTTTGGGCTTCAATGCTCGTAGACCGTGATTTTCACTTGCCTACCTCCCGCGGGCCGGACGGAGAGCTGAATCCCCCAAAGACTGTTAGGTATAATACCGGACAGCCGATGGGTGCACTCAGTTCCTGGGCATCAATGGCGTTGGTTCACCACTCACTAGTTCAGTTTGCCCATTATCGGGCAACTGGAAAAGCTGTTTGGTTTACTGACTACCTGGTCTTGGGAGATGACGTAGACATAGCCTCGAGAGAAGCGGTAGCAACCGCCTATCAAGAGATCTGTGCCGCGTTTGGGATTATCATCGGACTTGCAAAGTCATTGCATTCTAAGCAGAACGCATTTGAATTTGCAAACCGACGATTTATCCCTTCTGGAGACGTTTCCCCTCTTTCTATCCGTGAAGAACTTGCATGTTCGACATGGGCAGAGAGATTGGAATTCGCCAAAAGGATTCTCCTGAGGTTAGGGAAACCGTTGGAAGCGTCTACCCTTCTAAGAAGGGTGGTCACTTCGCCACAGTGGACTGTAGTGTCTCCAGAGCTGTCAGGTCGCCGAACTTCATCGGTGCTTAGGCTCATAGAGTATTGTCTGCATAATCCTTTTAATTCACTTAGTGAAATTAAAAAGACATGCATATCTTCCATTCTCAAATGGGTAACTTACGTTATCCCAGATGAGGATCTCCCGAAAATTCGGGAGGTCACGGTCGATACTCTACAAGCTGGACACCTCAGTTGGCGATTGCTGAACAAACTCAGAAATGAGATTCAGAAAGACCTATTCGGACTGCTGGAACGTGAATTGCCGAAGATCCATTTCTTAGACGGACCAGAAGGAGATCGTAAAGACCTCTTTATGGCCGCCTTCGATAAGACCTTTGGTCAAAACACTGTGCTGGCTAACCACATCGCGGGAATGCGTTTACGCATCCCTCGATGTCCGGATGGACTTGCTCGTCTTCTGCAAGGGGCACGTAATGGGTTCGACAAAATCATTGATATTTGCCGAACTCACGACATGAACCCTTACATATCGGCCCCACTTTCTCCAGTGGCCTGGCAATATTTCCTGTACTGTGTTGATTCACAGAACATGATTTGGTTGCAAGACCACTTCGAGTCGTGGGAACGATTTGAGCGTATCCTCCAGCGGTTACCTGTAGAGCACTCTACTCTGTATTACCACCGTGTCGGTGAGTCCGGTGACCGATTCCTCCATGATCTGTTGGAGATCTGGGTGGACCTAAGGTCTGCTCCGAAGCCTCTGACCCTTGACTTAGGTAAGTCTATCTCTTGGAACTTCGACTATAATGATAGCCGGGAGCGCCTTGAGAGAAACCTTGCTAAAGCCAAGAAAGTGACTTGGAAGCGTCCGGTACGTACAGAACACGTCTTTGGTCCAATGTTAGAACTTTCGCAAGAAATTGCGTTGTTCTGCGGGGTAATGATACCCAATCTTCCATTCTTCGCCATGGCGAGAAAAGGAAAACATTGGCAAAAAGTGATTGAACGATCAATCGCGGCGAATCGGTCTCTTCGATCTAGTTTACAGGAGCTTAGCACAGCTGAGCTTATGTATTCGAAAATCGAGGCGAACCAGAAACGCTACGAGAGATCGCCTCTCACTTGGGACGTGGTTAGTCCTAAAGGT